ACCTCCAAACTTAACTTTTGGTTCGTATTTGTCATGTTGGTAAATTTCGTGTAGGTATTGTTCTTGAATCCATACATGATAAAGAGTATCTGACCAAGTTTTTTGAATACGAATATCGTATCCTTTAAAACCGCCACTACGCTTAATTACATGTCTCCAGTCTTTTCCCGAGGCGATACCTACCTTTATACACTCTCTTTCAAATGTCTTTTTGTTCACTAGAACAATGCCGTATAAGACTCCATCTTTGTCGGCTTCCTCGGGGTGATTACGAAAATAAGTTTCGTTATACTTGCCTATACTCGGCAACTAAACTCTCCGTACTATGCGTGGAATAATTTCTCCACTTCGTATTACTTCTACAGTACACCCAATCTCTAAGTCTAGGGCGGCTATATGTGCCATGTTATGTAGAGTTGCTCTACTTACTACTGCCCCATCTATCTCAACAGGTTTTAGTACTGCCACAGGGGCAACAACTCCCGATTTACCGACATTCCATAGAACATCAAGTAGTTCGGTTTCAACTCCGTCTTGTACTGTTTTAAAGGCATAAGCGCCTCTAGGGTGGTGAGATGTATAACCTCTTGTCTCAAATTCTTCATTGTTATTAATTCTGAATACTAATCCATCATCTGGGTATTCTCTCCAATCACTGTCTAATACTGTGTCGAATCCAAACTGTTTTGCTTGACCCAAGTCTGCTGTCCAGTCCTCGTGAATACAAGGTTGAACACCATAGGCTATAAACTTCAGTTCTCTACTTTGAAACTGCTCTACATCTTTAAGGTTAAGTGCGCCCGCAGCATAGTTACGAGCATTTTTTATTTCTTTTCGTGCTACAACTTCACCAGTGATTTGGTTTATTTTAGCAGAACCATGAAACATTGTAGGAACTAAAGTTCTTAAATGTTCGGTAACATCAAGACCTTTTTTGCCATCTCCTCTTGTCAATCCTTGTACAAACTCTCCATTAATATACAACAAAGAAACTGCAGCCCCATCTAATTTAGGGGTTACAATTACTGTGTTTTTATAATTATTAAAGGGGTCTTTGTGTATCTCATTGTCAAATACTTTCTGTAAAGAAAACATTTGAAAGTGGTGGGCGACTCTGTTGTCTTGTTTGCTACCAACTTCTTGGTAATTAATAGAATCAGCAAGACTATTGAACTCACTATCACTAATGATAGGTGAACCTTTGTAATAGGCTTCGCTGGCTTTATCTAAAAATTCTTTTATACTTTGCATAAATTCCTGTTATATATTTTCATTTCTATTATTATAACAAAAATTTGAAGACAAGTCAAGAACTAAATTTAGTTTAGGTATATTTCATCTAAAATATCTTTGAAGTGAGTTTCTAAGGTGTCTTTTACTTCTGCAAGAGATAGTATCTCAACTAATCCTTCGAATAACGCCTTTGAGTTTTGGAAATCAAGAGCCATGGCTACGCCGTCCTTACTAGGCTTAAAATCTCCATCAAAGTCTAAATAGTATTTTCTAAGGTGTAAATACTCTGTGCCTCTGAACTCATTCACTGTTAACTTCACTTGCTGTGTACCATCAGCAGTTTGTGAAATTACTTTTTCGTACGCCTCTGGGGCGTCGTATATATTCATCTTTTGTTCCTCAGTATTGCACTGAGTGGAACGATGCTTGTTACATTCGCTGGTCTTAATAACCTATACGAATCTGTGTCCCAACAGAAAAGAAGAACTGTGTCATGTGTTTCTTTGGCACGGTTCTTCTTGCTCTGAATATACTTATTATCGAAATCTAAAGTACAAACATTATACTTTAGTTTTCTTGAGTTGGTACTTCTATAAGTGATAACTGCGTCTCCACACCTATCAACTTGACTTATAAAGTCTGTTTTTTTCACTAATATACTCCATTACTGTTAAGAAAACTCTTTCTTTAAGTAATGGTAGTACTAGATTACCACAAACCCCATATGATTACTACTAATACCAATAGTAATAACCATTGCTCAACATTCATTAGTTGTTGATTGCGTTGATAACACCTGCGAAGTAAACAGCAGCTTTACCAGTTAACTTGTCAATGATGTCAGCGTCAATTTCTTGACCTGCATCAGATAAAGCACCTTTTAAAGTTTCTTGTGCATCTGCTTTGCTTACTCTAGCTGTACCGCCACCATTAGATGATGCTGTACTTCTAGCTGCAGGAGACTTCTTCACATAAACTCCAGCTTTTGTCAAAATCATTCTGACGCCATTAGGTGATTCACCTAGTTGCTCAGCGATGTCTTTAACAATCTCCATTGATGTTTCTGGAGTTGCTTCTGCTTCTGTGTAAAGTTCAACGGCTTCAGCTTTTGATTCGTCTGTCCAAGCCATTCTTCTTCTCCTTTTTGTACCTCGATAGCCAGGGCATGTGCCTAGCCTGTCGAGTTGTTGTTGATAAAATCTATCTCCCATATATAAATATTATACAGAAAAATAGACGCCATGTCAAGAACTGTTTTTTGATTGTCTATTTAGTTCCTTTTGTAAATCCGCATACTTAACATATGCACGATATTTTTGTTCAGTCTCTTCCGCTACCATTTGTTGGAGACACTTTATATTCTGCCTCAAACTATTAATTTCTTTCTGCTGATTGCAGATTATCACTCTCTGTTCTTCTTCAAGAGTATCATTAAGCATATCAAAATCCTATTTTTCCTAGGTAATCTAGTTTTTCTTGCGCTGTTGCAGCTTTTTCTATTTGTTTATCGACTTCCGCTACTATCTCAGAGTGTTCTCCAATTCCAGAGGGGTTTCGCAAATAAATATGTATGTTGGCATCTGCTTCTGCTATCTGCCCTTCATATATTAGCTTGAGTGCTTTTAACATTCTATCTCTCATTTTTTATCCTGTTATTGCATTAACATATCCAATGCAGAAGCGTTTTCGAACACCATTGTCGAAAGCAACCCTGCATGCAGGTATTGTTAATATTCCTGTTCCCACTACAAATAAAAAGATGTGTAGTGTCCTATATTTAATTATTGTGTTGTTTGGCTGTTTCTTTATTATCATTCTTTGACAAATGAAATAAGTTCTGGAAAATATCATAATCCATGTTGTGAGGTAGCCAGCCCCGAGGACCATTAAAATATCCATATTTACCTTTCTGTAGCTGATTAAATTTCAGCGCCGTACTTTTCTAAGTGCTTTAGACTTCCTATATCATAAGCTATTGCGTGAGAGTTAAACCCACCCACTTTTTGATGGCCAAAGTAAGGACTATCAAAATCTGTTAATTCGATTACATAAATATGATAGCACTCTGCTCCATACTTATCTAAATAATTTGTCTGAGGGGTGTTAGGCATTATCTTTTTAACTATAGCAGGTAAGTCATATCTTGCACACCAGACTCTTTCGCCTGGCTCAAAACTTTCACTTACACACTCGTCTGGTAGATAGCCCATCTTGGCTCCACGACCTTGCTCTGTTGAAGGTCTTTTTTCTGGTACACCAACTCTATTAATTATATTCTTTACAAAGGTTGAGCTACGATACATTGATTTTGCAATGTCTGATATAGGGTGTTCATTTAAGTACCACTCTATAACTGTTTTTATCTCAGCCTCTGTAGCTTTTGTTCCTTTTAGTTGAGCTTTTCTTGTAGCTCTAAAATGCATAGTCTCATCATGCTCGGCTAAAATTCTATTTAACCTCGTCGTATTATAACTAATGTTTAGCATCTCACAGGCTTCCTTCTTAGTGATAGGATTATCTCCTGTCAAGGCTTCTTGTACTCTTGCTAAATTCGCATCATCAAGTTTTTCGGACTTTTTAGCCCGTACTCCACGCACTGCCATTATTCAGCACCTTCTTGCATATGGTCTTCAAACTTTTTAACATCTTGTTTCCTAATACGGATATCTTCGTCTGCTAACTGTCCTAGTAATATTACTGCGTAGTGAATGATTTTATACAAATCTTTCTCGTTCCTTCCCTCTTTCTTTCCATAACGCTGTGCATACTTTAAAATGTTTCCAATACAGAAACCTTCTCCATGCCCAGAGTCAAAAGTAACTTCGGTTGTTTGTATATTACCAGAACTATAATGCTGTTCGTATGTGCTATCTATATATACTTTTAGTCTTTTGAGTATTGTGTCCTCATTAAACTTATTTTTGTCTGTAGCCATTCCATTTGTCCATTATTTTATCAGACGCTTTCTCATATAGTTCTGATTCAGTTATAAAAAGTATTCCATAATACCAAAAAGCAAGTGAGAAAACCCACTTAAAGGCATAAAAAGGTATTAAGAAAAAGTCTATCATGAATTTACCCTCATTACCCAGTTTTCTGCGGCATCTTCTGCCCAAGATTCATTGTGTCCTGTGTGTACTACAT